CAATACCACTTTCTTCTGAACCATTGATTAGAATATAATCACAATTGTGCATTTCACATAATGCTTTTGCAATTGTGGTTTTACCAGTTCCAGCTGTTCCAGTAAGAATCATGTTTGGTATTTCATCTTTGATATCAAAAAATGTTTGTTTGATATCAGATGGTAAAACACAATCTTCTATTGTTTTAGGTCGATACTTTTCAACCCATAAGAAATCTTCATTCATTCACACACCTCATTATAAAAAGATAACTCATAATCCCACCATTATGAATTGAGTCCAACCCCAAGAGAGAGAACAGTTGAACACCCTCAGATACCAATGTCTAGCACCTACAAAAGTATTTATTAAGAACCAAATGTTGAATCTGGTTCTAGTGCAATAAAATACTCAAGTCCTTTATTCTTTGCAACAAAATGTGCAAGACCTTTAGACGAAACATAAACTGTATATTCATCTTTTACAATTTTAATGTTTTCCATTTTGAAATTCATTGCATATGATTGTCCATCACCATCCATGATTACTTCACTAAATTCATTAGTTGATGGATTCTTTTTATCTCTAACAGACAATGATACTACAGTCCCATTACTTTCCAATACTAAGTCTGGAAGAGATAACACTGCACTTGCTTTTTGTAACTTAGTTAGCAAGTTAGTATCCAAATCAAAAACCACTTCTGGATTAGGCATAGTAATATCTTTCTCTGGTGGTGCAATAATCATTGATGCATCTGCATAATTATATGTTGCACTTGCACCATTACCACTAATGTTTACAGAATTTTCACCGAAGTCAAACTCTGCATCATTACCTAACAACGAAATAGTTGCAAGAAACTCTGGTAAATCATATACAGAAAACTGACTTGTAAAGTTATCTGATATCGTTGCTTTACCAAAGATATTTTTCATCGGTGAAATTGTTTTAATTTCACTTCCTGTTTGTACTGTAATACCATTATTGATATTACTAAAGTTTTGTAAAACTTCTAAAGTACTTTCGCTTATTTTCATAATTACTCCTATAAGGCAGCTCTCTTGTCCACTTCTTTATCATGCACATGGAGAGCAAATAGTGCATAGTGTAAAACTTTCATAAGGTCTGCACGATTATGGCCTTGTTTCTTACCATACCTTTGTGCATATTTGAGAATGTTTCCAATACAGAAACCTTCTCCATGACCACCATCAATTATAAATTCTGTTGCTTGATATTGATTTTGTGAATAATGTTGGTCATAGGTTTTATTCACATATTCAATCAATTGTGCAATATACTTGTCTTCATCGTATTTGTAATTAATACATTTTATATTCTTTTTCTCACTCATAATACTATTTTACTACAGAACTGATATTTGTCAACCAAATTTGGCACCACTGTTTACATCGTTCTTTTTATTTTTAACAAATAAGTAATCCATATGTTCTTTAAACAGACCACTTAACCCATAAAATGTAACTAGAATGCAGTTTACAAGTATTGCTTCAACCACTAATATTGCTTCTAACCATTCAGACATAACTTTTCAATACCGATTCTGTAACATTGGTAGTTACTATTTTCTTTAAATTTTCGTGTTCTTCATTAGATGTCATTTGATGTGTCACTAATTGTTCTGCAATTACATAAGGTCTTTTTCTGTCATAGTATAAATCTATCAAAATTCTAGCTGCAGCTTCAACTGGAATATAGTTTTCAAAGTTATGAACTCCTTTAAGAAATTTTGTTTGCACATAACCAAAACTTACATTTTGAACTTTACATTTGTTTTTATGTGGCCACAACATAGCAGATTTTTTTGCATATTCTGATAATGCTTCTTTATCATTTGCATAGACATCATTACCAACTTTATTTTTTGCATATCCAGATGCAGAACCAGTATTAATTATAGACTTGTTTTTATCTTTCCAATGTTCATGTAAAGCTTTTAAAACCTCTAATTGTCCTTGGTTTCCATAAGACCATGCATTATTATATACAATATCTGCATCCCATTCTATTATTTCATCTATTACTTTTTGATAATCTACTGACAAGTCATATCCATTTGCTCTTGCAAATCCTTTAAGATTATCACCCTTCGAATCAAAGTACTCATAAATTTCTTTTCCGATACCTTCTGTATGTCCTGTGATTGCTATTTTTAAATATTTACCTTCCATATTTACCTTCCATATTTACCTTTTTTATAAGAAAAAATAAATTATAAATGCAGTTATTACCATCATTAATAAATGAAATGGTATAAACCATTTAGATTTGCTTGACCAAGGTCTTGTTTTTGTTATCCTATCCATTTGTATCCCATTTCTATTAAGTCTTTTTGCTGTCTAATTGCATTATCAGTATCGACTTTATTTACTGATATCATTGCACCATTTGTATTTGTGATTTCCACATAATCATCAAAGATATTAAAATTAACTGAATGTCCTTCATTAGTTAAAATACCTTTAAATACCATATTTGGATAATCTTGACATTTATTCATAATATATTCCTAAAATCTGGCGGGATGGGAAAACAGTTTCAACACAAATGCGTGTATAATAGTGTTCACTTTGTTGTTTTCGTTTCCCTGTCCCTGCCCGAGCTATAAGCCCCTATTATTAAACCATTTTCTAATTGTATAAACTCTAGTATATGCAACTATTGTAATAATACCTGTAACCACTGTTCCGATTAAAAAAGTATTATTCCATGCAAATACATCTATAAAAAGAAACAACAAGAATACATTAAGAGGGTAGTTTATCATTAACCCTGTTCCTACTGTAGTTGCAGTTTCTTTGTGAATTTCTCTACTCATGATGCTTGTCCAGTAAGATATGAATCTATTAAAGCATCACCACTTTTTCTAATTCCAAAAGTACAAACTTCCTTACCATTTCTTTCCCTAACAATCAGTCCACTGTTGTATTCTGTATCAGTAACATGTCCATTGTCCTCAATGTCTTGTTTAGTTTCAGCAGTTTCATACCACATAGATGTTATTCCATGCACATGAATACCTTTGACACCATCTGCCCATTCTTCTGCTTCTAATAGGACTTTTTGTCTTTTTACTCTATAATCAAATTCACCCATTATTCAAAACTCCTTATCCTTGCTGGGATAACTTTACTCCAATTACAATCATCACAAACTCTATCGTCATAATTTTCTAAAACTGGTTGGGGATTATTCCCAAAACCCTCATATGACCCAGTGCATAATGCACAAGGTCGAGGAGAACTAGATGCTTCTAGTGAGGTCTTACTATATTGTGAAGTCATCTTTATCGTTCTCCTCTGTTACTGTTTCCTCAGACTCTAATTCATCACCCAAAGGATTTACACCTGCGTCAACCTTAGTGTAAAGGTCGAGGAAGGATGCCTTGGTGTCTTCATCGAATCTTGCAAGACACACTTCAATAGACTTCAACTTGTCGTTGAACATTGAGAATGCTTTTGCAATGTGAACTAATCTTCTAGTTGATATCACTTCATCAACTGCACCTTCGTAGAAGGACTTTCTGATTACATCAGCCCAGTCAACAAGTTTGTCTGCAAACTCATCGTCATTGACTCCAAGAATTGCAAAGTCACCTTTGACAATTTTCTTCTCAGTAGTCACTGGGGGATATTCTTGTTCAAGACAAATTGCAAACCTTTCAAGGAATGCTTCGTTCAAGATGTTAGTTCCTATGAACCTTCCATCCTCAGAACCTTTACCTTTAGTGTTTGCAGTTGCAACCACTGTGAACCCATCTACTGGTTTTACAAACTCACCAGTCTTCTTGATTAAGTAACCACCACCTTCTAAGATGGACTGTAAACACATAATCTTGTTTGATGCAAGGTCAACCTCATCAAGAAGTAATACTGCACCTTTTCTCATTGCTTTAAGGACAGGGCCTTCTTTGAAAACAATGTTACCATTGATAAGAGTATTTGAACCAATCAAATCATCTTCATCGGTTTCAATAGTAATGTTAACTCTGAAAAGTTCCTTCTTGAGTTTTGCACAAATCTGTTCGACCATCAAAGTCTTACCATTACCACTGAGACCAGTAATAAAGACTGGAAAGAAAACTCCAGACTGTAGGATTGACTTAAGGTCTTTGAAGTGACCAAAAGGAACATAGTTATCCATTTTAGTAGGAATAACTGAAATGTTTTCATCAAGAACATTCATACCAACATTTGCAACTGGAACTGGAACAGTTTCTACAGTTTGAACATTTTGCACAACTGGTGCAACTGGTTGAGAATAATTCTCTGGAACTACAGATTCAATGGAATAAGTTCCATAACCTGCTTTGAATTGTGGTTTCCTAATCAACCACGATGGAAAAGGAATCTCTGCTGTATCACAGATTTTCTTTACAGTGGATTTTGAAAACTCCACTTGAGTAGGAAACTGTTCTGCACATGCATCCAGAAACCTATAATGATTTGCATTTAAATTCATATTTTGTACCTCACTATTATTTGAATTTTTTACCATATGTGTATTATACTAAAAAGTGTACCCATCATGCAACCTTCTTAACGAAGTGTTGAAGTATTTTTCTTTGGGACATTTTGTTATTACCCATTCTTTTCATTGCACCCTTCAATGCTTGTTTACTAGCACCAACTGCAACATCTAAAGTGTCATCTTCTGATACTATACCCATTTTCTTTTTGTTTAGAATGTAGAATTCTTTGTATCCAGACTTTTCAGTAGTTGTAACATTGTAACCACCATCTTTTCTGAATTCTTTGTATCCTTCTTGTTTTGTTTCCCAGTCTTGATACTCACCACTAAATTTGTCAACTGCATGGTCGAAGTCTCTGTGTTTGTTTTTACAAATGTAAAATCCAACAGTATCAACACCAGTAGTTTGTTCTATCCATTTAAGAAGGTTATCAGTTCCATTTCTTCTATTGTCTTTATCACTTTTGTAAACATAAGTATTTTTTGTTCTTCTATCGTGGAAGAGATTATCACCACTGTATGCAAAACCATTACATCTGAAACTGTCACCATCGGTAAGAGTAACAAATTGTAGTTTGTCAATTCCATAGTTATGTTTGAAGTCTGCAATGTAATCTCTCATAATCATAAGTGATTCATCAAGAGGTGTTCCACCAAGTTGGTAGTTCCAATCTTGACCACCATAACCACATGGAAATCTATCATTACTTCCATAGTATCTGTCACCACACATTACTTCAAGTTGTGCATTCATGACAACTGCACCCTCAAAGAAATCTCTTTTGTTCATTTTATCAGTGAACAACTCAAGAAGTCTGAAATTATTATTAAGATAAAACTTGTTTCTTTCAAATTCTGAGTCTAAGTTTCTATCTTCTCTCCATGCATCTGTAAATGCATACACTCTGTGAGGAATACCAACTCTTCTACAGAACATTGTAAGAACTAGAGATTGTTCGTAGGTCTCTCTGATTGCATCATACATAGAACCAGACCAGTCAACCAACATGATAACACCATGATTTTTACCATCAGGCACAACAGTTGTTCTTTTGAAGATATCATCTTTGAGTAAGTACTGGTGGATTTTTGACATATCAATTTCACCAGTTTTTGCAGACATTGACTTTTTGTAAGCATCTGCAGCTTTTCTCATATCAAATTCTTTTGCCATGTAGTTAATAACATTTTTGTTGTGGTCAAAGAACTTTTGAGTGTATTCTCTAGAGTTTGCAAGAGTATCATAGTGACTTGGATACTCTTTCCTATGAGCAGTAAACGATTTAGTAATATCACTAATTATTTGTTTGTAACCAATAGTCACATCTTTTGCTTGAAACTCTTTAGAATTGAAGTCCATGTATTGTGGTTCTGTATCCCATCTATCTGCAACTTTGTGAAGTTTGTCTTCGTTGTTTCTGAAATTTTTATCAGTAACAGATTCATTTGCAGTATCAGTTGGTACATTACCACTTTTACCACCCTCTTCACCAAACTCACCACCTTTTAATGCTCTAGACTTTTCTGCCTCTACATCACCTTCACCAGTGGTTTCTTCGTCTGACTCTTCACCATCTTCATCTGAATCATCACCTTGTTGACCTTTTTCACCTTCACCTTCTTCATCTGACTCTTCATCTGATTCTTGGTTACCACCTAATGATTCTTCTACATCACCTTCTTGTTCTTCTTTTTCATCGAAGTCTTGAGGAATTGCTTCACCATCACCTTCTGAGGTTTCTACACTTTGTGCAGAAGTATCTGTTTGTGGTTGTAAATCTTCTAACTTAGATAACTCATAAAGATAGTCTGCCATCTTGACTACTTTTTCCCAAGTATCCATTTTGGTATCCATCATAGTTACGAGTTTTAACTCCTCTGGAGAGAAGTCAACCATAAGTTTATGACCAATTTTGAAATAAAGATTGATTCTATCTATGAATGCAAGTTTATTTACATCATAGTTTTTGACCCCAAAGAAATCAAGGTCGACATGTAATTCTTTATATGCATCATAGAAGATTCTTCTAAGACCAGCATATTTGTTTTTGATATGTTTTTCGATTCTGATATCTTCTAAGACATTAAGATATCCTTTGTAAGTTGCACCCTTGTCACATATTGCATCATGCCATCCATCTGCTGGAGTGATAAGTGCATGTCCAACTTCGTGACCCATAAACAAGTCATAAAGTTGATTAGACATTTCGTCCTTAAGTATAGGACAAACCAGTTTTCTAGAATCTGGTTCGAAGTATGCAGTAGGAACTTTTTTATGTTCTATAACTAAATCCTCAGTTGCAAGTAACCTTGCAAGAGAATCTTTTTGTGTTCTAAGTGTTTCTGTATTTGACCTCATTTAAGTATTATACTAAAAAGTGTACCCATAGTGCAAGTGGCGGTCTGTAGGAGAATCGAACTCCTCTCTCTGCCGTGACAAGGCAACATTCTTACCGATGAACTAACAGACCATCATTATTTAGTAGAATTGTCTCCATTTGTTCTAGGGTAACACCCTATTCTATCACCGAGTCCTTCAAGTCTGGCCTTCCAGAATTTTATCTAGGTCAATAGGCAGTGACCATAATGTGACTTCGTTTTCGTCCAATCCCACCACTACTAATGGATTTCATGGAATCATTTCGAACTATGGGGATATCTGCTGGAGTCTTGTCATTTCACAGATTTTAAACGATATCCTCACTTCGTTCTTTCTCCTCTCAACCAACCTACCAACACAACGAGGAGTTCAATCACACGACAAGAGTATTATATAAAATTATGTACCTATGAGTCAATTTTTTCTATGTTAAAATAGTTTGACCACCACTGTCTAACTGGTTCAGAAGATGCTGTGGTATTAGTTGTTGATGGGTCTGGGTTTGCAATTAAGTCTCTCCATCCACCCTGTTTATTAGTTCCTGCTGTCCCATGAGATTGAAGTTCCATTTCTTCTGCTTGGGTTGTATACCAAATAGGTGCTGTCATTCTATCTGAACCTGTTCCATCAGAATTTGCTGGGTGAACACCATGAAAGTGTTTCATACTTTCAAAGATTACACATGTTCCTGTTTCTGGTTTACATATATTTCCATCTTCAAAATATGTTTCACCACCCTCAAAGTCATCATTAAGATACAAGATGGATGCAAAATCAGTATAAGGAACTACATTGATAACATCTTCTTCGTTGTCCATAAACTCTAAAGGAGTTCCTTTTCTTGCTTCTATTGGAACTTCATAAAGTGGTTTGGCCATAACATCAATGTGCATTGCCTGACCTTTACCAGAAGGCCACCACATAAGTTCGGATTGTTCTGGGTATGCCCTTTCTCCATAGACTTTCCAGATTTCTGATATGGCTTTGTATTGATACTCTGCCATGATTCTTTTGACTTCTAGATTACGAATATTAACCAATGGTATTCTACGACCATTGTATTGCTCAGCTGCATCATCGTGTGTAACTAGATTAAAATTAATCTTGTGATACTTTATCAGTTTCTTGCACTGTTCCTTCGTCAGGCAATTTGGGATTGTTGCGATAATGTTCTCTGGCAAATTGTACAAACTGTTCTCTTGCTCTTGCATATTGCTTTTCTCTCTTCTGTTTCTTTTTCATTGCTCTTTCTAATTTTAATCTAGAAAGATAATCTATAAACAGAATACCCTGTAAGTGGTCATACTCATGTTGAAAACATCTACATGTCATTCCACTAAATTCTAATTCTTTTAATTCTCCATGTTCATCTTGCCATCTTGCACGAACCCAACTAGGTCTTGATATAGATGCAAAAATTCCATCACAGCCTGGTGTAAGACATCCTTCTTCCATAAGTGTTTTTTCTTCTGATACTTCTAGAATCTCTGGATTTGCAATAAACATCGATTGTTCTTTGTTTGCACCTTTCATTACAAATACTGAACAATCATAACCAACTTGATTTGCAGATAATCCTACACCACCATTGTCAAACATTTCATCTATTAATTCATTTCTTAATTCAATGGGGTCTTTTAATGGATTATCAAAATCGAAAAACTTTGTTTTAGTTCTCAATAATGGATGGTCTTTATGTAATAGTTTCATTAGTCTTTATCCAGTGGTAAATAAGCAGAATTATCAATCCACTCATACCAACCTGTTGCAATATATTTAGTATTACTAATTGGTGGATTACCTCTATGTATATGTGTAAAGTGTGCAGGCCAAATAAGAAAGTCACCTTTCCTTGGTTTAAATCTTAAATTTTGATGTAAGAACTCTAGTTCTCCACCTTCTTCTACATCATTCAAGAATAATGACCATGCAAGAACCCTACTAGGTTCTTCAACATCATGTTCACAATGCCATATATGATATCCTTCGCCTGGTTCTGTTTTTTGTATCTTACAATGAATTGACAGTGGTCTACCAAAGCCTGGATATTTTGCATTGTAATATTCTAATGGATATCCATTAATGTATTGTAAAAATGGTATAAAACTATGGTCACCATGTATTTCATGTTGATGACCTATTGATACTGCATTGTCGGCCTTTGCAAGAAGGTTAGAACCTTCACCCTTTCGTCTATCTATAGTCTCACCAACACTTTCACAATAATTATAATAACTTAAAAACTGTTCTATGTTGTCTGGTGAAAACCAATTTTTATATATTCCTATAAAATTGTCAAACTCGAATTTTCTTTCTTCTTTTAGTCCTTCTATTTTTTCGTGTTCGTCCATACTTCACTCCACACCCTATTAAATTCATTAGGGTCTTCATAATATTCTGTTATATCGTTTACTGGTTGTTCTATTTTCCTTGTTGTTAAAGTCTTTAAGTCTATTGGTTTATGAGAAGTATCTAAACCAACAGTCTCAATAAGTTTTTGTGGTTCATTAACTAAATCTTCATATGCAATCCAACCATCTGTAACTGGTATTGAATTAATTACATATCTTTCTATAGATGATTTAAAATCTTTTATATTATCTACATCTACTTTAAGTTTACCAATTAAAGATTTTCTCTTATTAAGTATATAGTCTGCACTTGAATCATCAACTGCATGAAAAGATTTTACTCCAGCAGTAAATGCTAGATTTAAAGACACATACCATGCTTTAATATTTTTTCTATACAGTGTAAATATTTTATATCCATACTTTTCTTTTAGTATTTCTGGTTTTACATATTTAGATTCATCCCATATGTTTGCACTAGTAATTGGTAATCGTTTACCCTCTTCAAGTAAACTAAAAAATTCATCTGAGATTTCTTGATAGTTAGTTCCAAATGGATGGTCTAGTTTATAAGTATCTAAAGATATTCCAGCAAAAGGTTCTACTGGGTTTTTTAAATGATTGAAGTATGTTGGTAAGTCTGTCCCCCACACTGAATTTGCAATTGCATTAATTATATTTTCTTGGTCATGTTTGGGTATTATTTTTGATGATACTAAGTTTCTAAAAACTAATTGATAAGCAAGATACGAACCTGTCCTTGCATGTGTATTAAATAAAATCATTTTGAATTTTGGACTCTGGAGAAGTTTTTAACTTTTTCAAAAGTCATTGTGTGTCTAAACTTCTCTGTGAGAATATCTCCTTTATGTGATATAATGAATGTGTTAGTGTCACCATCTAGAGTATGCAGTATCTTTAAGAATTCATCTGTTCCACCTTCATCAAGTGAACTATCAAATACTTCATCTAATACTAGTAGATTAGTGTTAACACTGTTTTTAAGTTTTGCAACTGCTCTCCATGTAAACAACAATGCAAGGTCAATTCTCATTTTTTCACCTTCACTAAAGTTTGCATAAGAAAATGCATCACGATATCTTGATTTAATAGATTCATTAAATCCTTCATCAAGATTAAACTGCACAAAAAAGTCCATAGATGCAAGATACTTATTAATTAACTTATTCATAATTGGTAGGTATTGTCTTATGATTTTAGTTTTGATACCACTGTCTTGTAATAACAAGGCTGCAATATCATAGTAAGACCTTTTATCTATGAGACCTTCTTTTTCTGTATTGTGTCCTTTAAGAACTTTTAACTCTTTGTTAAGTTTCTCAGAATCATCTGTTACATTTTCGGATTTTAATTTTTCAATCTCTACATTTATTTTTGTGATGTATTGATTTGACGCAGAAATTTCATTCTGTTTTTGTGCAACTTGTCTGTTGAGAGTGTCGACCTTACTTTGAATCTCTTGGATTTCTTCGATTCGTTTATTGATATCGATAACATTCTTTGAGATGTCTTGGATTGCTTTGTCAATCTCTGATATCTTTCCTTCTGTCGTTGATATTTTTTCTTGTTTAAAGTCGTCTTCCATATCTCTGTGACATGTTGGGCATTCGTCATTATCCTCATAGAATTTAATCTCCTTTGTTCCTCTAGTTTTAGCTTGTTCTAATTGTTTTTCTAGTTCTAGAGTTTTGGTTAGTTTTGATTTTATTATCTCACTATCCGAAGTTTCATTCTGTAGAGACCCAACATCTTCTAATAACAAATTACATTCTTCTTGTAGGTTGTTAATATTAGATTGGGCTGTTTCAACACTTTCATTAAAATCTTGAATCTTTTGTCTACGATTATCACCAAGAGACTTGATGTGTTTTTTGTAGGTTTCGATTCTATCTTCTGAAAGTCGGATTTCATAATCCAAGTCGTAAAGTTCACTTTTCAATCCTGTCATTCTTGTTTTTAATAAACCATTCATAATAGAAAAAATATTGATATCAAGAATGTCTTCTATAATACCTCTTCTATCTGATTGATTCATTTGCATGAATGGAGTGAATGATGAACTACCTAAAATAACTACTTGAGTAAATGTCTTGTAGTTAAGTTTTAGGATTTGCTTCTCAAGTTGTTCTTGGTAGTCTCTCATGTTTGCATCTTGATTGATAATCCTATCATTCAAGAAAATTTCAAACACATTTGGTTTTGCACCACGAACAACTCGATACTGCTTTGACCCAATTGCAAACTCAACCTCAACAACCATCCCTCTTTGGTTGACTGAGTTGATGAGTGAGTTTTTGGATACTTTACGAAACCCTTTACCAAACAATCCAAAACATAGTGCATCTAACATTGTAGATTTACCACTACCATTTTCTCCTAAGATAAGAGTTGCTTTTCGATTGTCCAGAAAGATTTCTGTAAACTTGTTACCTGTACTTAATAAATTTTTATATCTTACTGCTTTAAATTTTATCATGAAACATTATCTAGGGCTTCTGTATATAAAGACCTAATTATATTTTGTAATTTTTCTTTATCCTGTGATATTTCCATCGTGTCTATGTGTTTGGATAATATCGTTAATGTATCTTCTGCATCTTGAGCCATGTCTTCATCTGACATATCTCCCAGATTACCATGGTCTTCAACAATTTTAAAATCAATTACATCTGCCTTTGCAAGTTTTTCTATAAACAAATCAAACCAATATGGATTCTCTTTATTAATAACTATAACTTTTGTAAACATATTTGTTAAATGTGAAAAGTCCATTGCAAGTATTTCTTCTTGAGTTAACTTTGTATCATCATAAAAGATTTTTTCAAACATACGAATAGGGTTTTTTATCTTTGTCATTTCTCTAGTGTCTGTATCAAAGATATGAAATCCTTTTACATCACCATAGTCTGACCAAGTAAATTCCATTTGAGAACCTAGATAGGTAATGTTATCCATAGTAGAACCAGTATGAAAGTGACCACTGTATACATGTTCAAATCGTTTAAAAGTTTCTTTTGATGTTCCATGTGATGAATAATAGCCAGGCATCATAATTGCACCTTCGATTTCTAAATGACCCATTGCAATTTGACCATCGGTAAATTGTAAATGTTCCATAGTGTCTTCTAAATTATTTTTATGTATCCAAGGAATTAAACAAATCTTTAACCCATCATATTCTTTTGTAATAGTATCTTTATAGATTGTAATGTTATCATACTTTAACAATGCATCACATGAGTTTACCTCACTAGTGTTTTTATAATATAAGTCATGATTACCTAATGTTAAATCCATAGTCATATCATTCTTTATAAGATGTTCTATAAAGTGTTCTTTGTTTCTTTGTAAAGATAGGAAGTTGATACCAGTTCGTTTATCGAAGTAGTCTCCTAAGTGGACGATATGTTTAATATCATTTTCTACACAATATGGAAAGAAGACTTCTTCATAGAATCTTCTCATATATTCGTGAAAATGTATACTGTCGTTTCTGACACCCGCATGAGTGTCATTTAATACTGCAAATTTCATATATTATTTTGTCATTATGTCAATAACCCAAAAGTTAAATAACATAAATCCTAGTGTTCCAAATTGTAGTATACTTGCAATTACAACAAAGTATAAAGCTCTGTCACTCCACCATTTATTTTCAGTTTCGTGCCATTTTTTTATTTGTTCTGGGGTTGCCTCTTTATAAGTATAAGGTTTTCTTTCCATTATTTTTTCTTAGTTGGATTAAAATATTTCTCTACACCAACTGGTCTACTAT